GAAAAAGAGAACGAAATTAACGAACGTTGTGAAATATTGCCCTCCCCCTTACCCCTCCCTACAAGTGGGAGGGGTATCGCCCTTCCCTCCTCGGGCTTTGGAGTAAGCCTCTTTCCCCTCTTCTCTCACTTGTTCCCCTCGATAGAACCATCGCACCTCATTCCTCGGTGTTTCCGAGGATGCAGGTAGGCAGGGAGAAGAGGGGCTGGGGGTGAAGAGGGGAAATTATCCAAAACCAGAATTAAATTTTGGGCGTTACCGGCTGGTGTTCCTGCTTAAACCGTCTTCCAGAGCAGTACCGAGGATGTATGCTGCCAGAACAGAGATAAAGGCAACGGCTTCTTCTTCCGGGACGTTGAAATTGGGATCAAAGTGCCGGATGGTCAGAAACAGCAAGCCGACCAGGGCTGCCCAGAATTTCCGGGATGCAAGCAGGCTTTTCCATTTAGATGTGTTCATGTGTGATTCCTTTCGGGGGGAGTAGTTGATAGCTGATGGCTTGCGAAGCACTCCGAGGAACGAGGAGCAGGCTGATGGCTCGTCTTCTTCGGTTTCTTTGAAACCTCGAAGTACTTCGTAAGCGAGTGCAAAAGATTTGGTTTTGGGTTACGCTATCGCCATTTGCTTTTGATTTTTTTGGGTATAGGGAGGTTTGTGCGTTTGACAGAGTTCGTGACGATGACGCTAACTCCTAAAGGAGCACAAGTGACTCCAACCTACAATTCCAGAGGTGGGCAGGTGGGAATGCATTCCTTCCACCTGCCCATGCGATTAAGATCAGGCGACGTTGGCCTTGAACATCGGGCGGTAATCGGCGGCAAAGACGGCCAGGTAATGGCGCACTTTCAGGTTGATCACGTCATTATGAACCATGTCAAAGCTTTGTTCGTTATCGACCACGAAGATTTCTGGCATAATGCCGTTCCTTTCTGCGATGATAATGCCCGGTGCCAGTCGCGGATCAGCCATGGCAGCCCAGTTATTTGCATCCGACCAGTTGGGCACCACAATCACATCGCCACTTTCCCCGCGCAGCATGTTATCCGAGAAGTAATTGGCTTCATGGCCAAAGAGCGGGTAAAGAATCTGTTTGGCAGTTAACATTAAACTGCGTGGCACCAGCAGGTAACGGGCATCCAGGGCCAATTTGGGTTTGACCGTGTCGTTGGAAAGCATATCCTGGTTGTAGATCACCTGGCTGGCGGTCTCAAAGCTGGTTGCACTCAGGGCGGTGGTACCCAGGTTGCTATGCCCGACATCAAAGACATGATATCCATCCGTCATGATCGGTCCGGTTCCATTGCTGCCGGTAAACAAATTGCTGACCAGATCCGAAACATTGCGGATCACCGAGGTGACCAGTTTGTTGGGCATCTGGCGCAACTTGTGGGTCTCATCCTTGTCAATCATTTCCAGGGTGATAGGCAGCAAACCGCCGTACTTGGTAAAGTTTTGGGTTTCGCCGCTGTCGGTAATGCCCAGCTCGCCATAACTGGAACCTTCCGAGATGCTGCTCAATGCACTGACTTCACCCAACAGGATGCCGCTCACCGGCTGAAGCGAATTGACATGCTCCACCTGCACGATCTTCTCCCACCAGCGGTAGCCAGCCTTGCCCAGCTCGTCCCATTTACTCAGGATGATTTTGTTGAAGCTGTTCATCAGGATATTGGAGAGGCTGTCACTGGTGGCCAGTTGGGAACGCTGCGGGTTGTTTTCACCGCGGAACTCGTAATCCTCGGTCAGGGTCAGGTACAATTCGCGAATTCCAGCCAGGCGTGGAACCGGGTTCGCGTGCATGTTGGAGGCCCGTGGTGCGCCGAATAGATCATCGGTGGCTGCCTGCAAACGCTCCTGGGAGGTGCGAATCGATTCGATCCGTCCGGCCCCCTGGATGGCGTTCTTGCCCTGATAATGGGCTGCCAGTTCGCGCTGGTTCTGGATAGCTGCATCCAGGTCGGCCAGATTCCACGTTGTTCGATCGCTGCGCGAAAATTCCTTTTGAAGAAATTGTTGGGCAGGTTCGGGCAGGTTACTTTGCTGGATTTTCAATGCCAATAAGGTCTGTTTTGTATCCTGGAGCGTTTGCTGAATTTCGATCTCAGCATTGGTGAGGTTATTTTGAATTTCTGGTTCGTTCATGAGATTCTCCTTGGGGTTAATTTGATTGATGACTCTTTTAAAGATTCCGCCGCGCGCCGGTCGATAAACCAGGTCGAGGCTGATAACTTTTAGAATTTCTTTGACAGTTTTACCGTCTGCAGTGAAGATCACATCGGCGCTAAATCCCAGGCGGGGTCGCGGCGGTGGGGCATTCAGCCATTCCTGCCCAACAACCTGCAGGAGCCTCCCGCTCGGTCCGCCAGGACGCACTTTGAGCTGGATGCCGCCACTGACCTCATCAAAGCGGGCTTCGTAGCCGATGCCGGCCAGGTCACGCAGACTGCGGGCCGGGTCGTTGTGGTGGTCGATGAAGATTTCAACGCCTTCCCACAGTGGTAGGGATTGTCGCAGGCACTGCGGGGTGAAATGCCAGCCGTTGCCGACTCCGGCGGTGATGGCGGTGACCTCAAAGAGGGTCGGATGGGGTTCGGTCGTTTCTGCATCGGTGGTGATGGTTGGGTCGTCCAGGCAGGCAAGGTGGGTGGCCTCGAGCGATAAATGAGTTTGGTGATTTTGGGTTTCATTTTTCATGGTTTATCCTTTGGTTTATTAGGAAGAGAAAAAGATGAGCACGAAATACACGAAAAAGAGAACGAAAACAACGAACATTGATTAGGGAAGTGCCCTCTTCTCCCCCGACCCCTCTTCTCCCAACAAGTGGGAGAAAAAGGGGGCAAATGCAATTTGATGGAGAGGGGATATTCGCATATAAATAGTTCCTTTTTGTTTATTGATTACGGTCTTCGTAGCAATAATTTTTTGATTTTTCCAGCAATTCCTATCAGCTACGAGCTACCAGCTATGAGCCATGAGCTATGAGCTACGAGCCATCAGCTATGAGCTTTTATCTACTCGCTACCAGCTACGAGCTACCAGCTATGAGCCATGAGCCTGCTCCTCGTTCCTCGGAGTGCTTCGCAAGCTAATTTGTTCATTTATTACCGCGATATTCGCCGGTTTCGGGGTTGATGACGTTTTCGTTGATGCCGTCCTGTGGGCTGGTGTTGCGGCCTTGCGGTGGGCGGCGGGCTGCGCTGGGGCTGCCTTTGCCAACCAGGTCCGGGTTGACCACCTCACCTGCAAAGCGATAGACCATCCGTAACAGTTCCTGCTCGCCTATCAGACTGCGGTCAAACAGATCTGTAAAAGTGCGGCTGGCTGCCCGGGTGGCAATCGCCAGAGAGGCATTGTCGCGGGCACTCAAATCTGCCCCCATGACTTGCAGGCTGGCTTGCGGGTTAAGTGACGAATCGTAATGTGCCATGCGGTTCAGGCTGACCCGTGCCAGCTGTCGGATCATTTCACAAAAAAACTGCTGGCGCTGTTCAAAGTGACGGAAGGTGGGTCCGCCGGCCGCTTCGGCCGTGGTGCGGGTCGAGGATTCCGGCTCAGCCAGGAAGTGCAGCGGTAAGCCCGCCCCGGCAGCGATCATCTTTTTGATCGCCAGCCCATCCGCGTTGGCATCATTACTCTCCAGGCGCGGGTGAATAACATCCCACTGCTCGCTTTCATCTGTCACCAGGATCGAACCCGGGCTGGGTGGCGTCAGGTTGAGGGTGGCTTGCCGGGCGGCGCGCTCATTTTCACTGACAAAACGGGAACGCACCACAAAATAAAAGGCGTTGCGGTAGCGGTTGAGTCGGGCACGGTCTTCCAGCCAGGCGGCATAACGGTTCAGCCAGCGCAAAATGGGTGCCAGGTCGCTCTCCCCGCGCACAGCTCCGACCGGCCGATTGATGGCGAAATGTAGCATGACGGTGGGATAACGTCCGTCGCTGCCAGGCTGATCATTCAGAGGGTCAACACTCGGCCAGCTTTGCGCTTCTTCGAAGGGATTCGTGGCGGCCTGCATAAAGCGGATTTCCTGCTGCAAATCATTCTGCGCGGTTTCAATGCGATCGATCTGAGCCGCCGGAACCGCCCGTACGTAGGACATGCCCGCCTGATCGGTGGAGAGCAGGAAGAAAAGTTCGCCAGAACGGGTCAGCTCGTCACACCATTCGTACACGCGCAGTGCACACTGGTTGAGATCCGCCTGCCACCACTGGTCCAGAAAACGCTGGGTGTCGGGGTGATCGCACTGGATGCGGATTCCGCCGCCGACCACGTATTGGGAAGTCAGGCCAACGATCCGGCGGGCCAACGGATTGGTGCGCCAGGCCAGCAGGGCTTGCTGCAGAATGGACTGGTGGTCGTAGGGCTGCCGGTCGCGGTTTTCGTCTGGCATACGGACCTGTGGAAGCGGGGTAAATGTGGAAAGTTTGGTTTGTTGTTTACGTTTGGTGAACCAGTTGGTAATGTTGATTTTCATGAGTTAATCCTTAAGTTAAGTGAGAAAGAATGACACGGTGTAGAAAAACCCCTCCCCCTACCACAAGTGCTAAAAAAAGGGAAAAGAATGACACGAAATACACGAAAAAGAGAACGAAAAAAACGAACATTGATTAGGGAAGAGCAAAGAACAAGTTCCAACAAATGATAGAAGAGGGGAAAAAGATTTCTTGCTACGAGCTATGAGCTATCAGCTATCAGCTAAGTAATCCATTTCTGCCAGCGGATCACGGGCGTGGATAACCTGTGTCGGGTGAAAAGTCACGAGCGGTTCCTCCTCCAGGGCGGCACACAGGGCAGCGGACATCAACCAGTCGTCGTGGATGGGGTGGCCGCTGCTATCCCGGCTGCCGGGTGGCACGCTCCATTGGATGCGCTTCTCCGGACCATTTGAAACGGCGTATTTACAGGCACGCGCTTCGCTCAGGAACTGCTGCTTCTCGGGCGTATTTTCACGATGATCCTTAAAACGGCCACTATCGATCAGCGCCAGGAAATTCCAGCCCAGGCTGCTCTTGCTGGAAACGGTGAAGACAAAGGGCAGAACCCGACCGGGCAAGGCGCGTTCCAGAAAATTGGCCAGACCCGCACCCACACCGGTGGCATCCACCACCACCTTGCGCACCTGCCACAGCCGCGCCTGGGCAAAGACTTCCTCGAACAGTCTGCTTTGCGGGATGCCCTGCCAGGATTTGCGCATGAC